CTGCGGATCGAAGCACACGCCCTGGGTCTCGCGGATCACGATCCTGGTGAAGCAGCCGCCGCCGGCGCCCATGATCACGCGCGACGGCGCCTCCTCGCTGACGAGGTAGAGGAGGCCCGGCGTGATCGTCTCGGCGCCCAGGACGGCGGCGTGCTCCGGCGAGAAGAGGCCGTTGGTCATGGCGCGCTGATTGGCGTTCTTTTCTTTCCAAGCGTCCTGAGCTAACTGCGCGGAACGGTAGACGTTGCCCGCGTAGTCGGTGTCCGAAATGTTGCCTGCTCGATAGGGCGTGAACTGCGGCATGGTCACCTGACCGCCGTTGATGAGCGTGCTGATCTCGTTCAGTGGCTGATTGCGCACTGCAAGGCGTTCTTGGAAGGCGCGCTCGCGAGCCGTTGCCTGCTGAGCCGCCATTTCGCGAGCTTCCTGACCCGAAGCGAGCAGAACCGAGGTGCGAGCGTCGTTGCTCTGCTGACTGGCCTGCGTCATCGCCTGATCGAACGCGGCTGTGCCACGCTGAAGACCCTGATTGATCAACTGGCTTTCGAGATTCGCGCGGTCACGATCAAGCTGCGGGTTCAGACGGTTGAAAAGAGCCTCTTCAGTACGCTTCTGGTAGTCGCTGAAATCGCCAACAGCTTCGGGCAAACCATCCGTGTTGACCGGCTGAGACAAAACGGTGTTCAAACGATCGATCTGCGAACCCGCCAGATCGTTCATCTTGACGCCGTTCGCCGTCTGCTGGTCGTAGAGCTTCTGCTGTTCAGGCGAGAGCGTTTCGATACGCTTGTATTTGGGAACGGCGATCGTTCCTCCCAGACCATCAGACTGGCTTTCGTAGCCCATGACCTCATAGCGGACAGAACCGAGCGGACCTTCCTCATCAGCATTCGAGAGGCGAGAATTTGCTGTTGCGGTCGCCACATTGGATGCGGTCTGCGCCTTCGAAGTGGCTACCGGATCAGGCGGCGGGGGCGGCGAAGAGCCTTTACCCATGAGAGAACCTCCAGTGTTCTTTGAGGATGCCGATCAGCGTGCCGTTGCGACCGGGTCCGAAAAAATTTCTGAGGACACCTTCGATCTGGCCTCCGAGGCGCACCGCCATCGAAATGACCAGCGGTTGCTCAGTGACTACCGTCACCCGAGCACAACCCGAGGTTTCCACGCAGTATTTACCCCACGCCTTCAAAATATCGCGCGATAGACAGCCGCGCTCAGAGGCAATCGCGAGGTGGAAATCGTTGCCGGAGTAAAAATAGAACACGCCGCCGGCGACGATCCGGCCGTCGCGTTCGAGACCTATTGCCTGATGGGGTCCGTAGAACGCTCCGATGCCAATCTTCTGTGTGACGAATTCGGCCACACGATCGCCAGTTACGATCACAGAATGCCACCGATCTGATAGGTGATATCTGCGCTGTTGAAGGTGAGGGCGACTTCGGTGGTGACGCGGAAGGCGATGCTGGCTCGCTGCCCCATGCCCGAAAGCATCGTCCATTCCGTTGTCGGAACGCGGGTGACGCCCCAGAACTGCAAGTCCCACTGCCACTCGTCCCAAGTAGGACCGTCACCGTTCGCGCCAACAGCCTGCGCCAACGGGGGCGAGACGTCGTATTCCAACCGCAAAGAGATACGGGGCGCGTAGCCGTATGGCCCCTGCATGAGGGGGCGGCACATCAGGAATTGCTTGGTTTGCGGCGTGCCGAAGTCGCTGAACGCGGTTTGGACGAAGGCTTCGATCGGCTTGCCGTCGTCGGTCTCCATATCCGGGTCGTAGCGATAGACCTTGCCGTCGAGCCCGCCCTGATAGAGCGAGCCATTGAACAGTGCCCAACACGAGCCGTTCATGCCCTTGAAGCGAGCCCATGTGCCCTTGTCGGCAGTCAGCACATACTGGTGGTACTCGACGCCGGGCTGGGCCGGGACGTTGACGAAAATCAGGCCCTGAGCCGGATACTCGATTAGCTGCCACCCGTGAGCGGAGATGGCGGCGCGGGCAGCATTGATGAATGCACCGCGAATTTTGTTGGTGACCGCGACCGACGACTGGCCGGAGACATTCGAGTCGAGCACCTGACTGAGTAGGACAATGCCCGAGGTGGTCAGCACGGCAAGGTCCGCGCCCGCCTTCATGAAGCAGCGCCGGCCGAGCGGCGGTGCCAGACCGAAAACACCGACCTTCGCCCACGAATCGACCGATGAGGGATTGTCGCCCTGATAGATGACGACCTCGCCCTTCGAAGACAGGAAGACCGTGTAATCGTCCGGGCCGCTGCCGCCGTCGCGGGTCCATGTCGCCATGGCAACAAGTTCACCGCCTTCTTGGAAGACCGCCCCCATTGGGAACGACTTGAGCGTCCCCGCTCCGCCAATGCTGGCAGTATCGCCATACCAAGCGGTGAGCGTGCCCTTCTCAATCCACCACAGCCGATTGACCATCAGGGTGGGAGAATTGAGCTTGGAAACGGTCAGGGTCAGACCAGCGGCTGCGGTGGCGGTGTAGTTGCCCCAAGTCGTCCCGTCGTAGATGCGCGGGGCATCCACACCATTGCCGAACAGCAGGTAGGTCCCGCCAAGGGCAGTGATCGTGCAGCTTTCGAGGTGCGAACTGGTCAGGCCGGTGACGACCGCAGTCCCCACGCCTCCGGGATTCGTGACCGTGAAAATCTTATCGCCAGCCACGGCGAAGAGCCGGGAGAGATCGGCCGGCGGGTTATAGACCAGCAGCGTGGCGACCTCGTTCCCGAGACCGGTCGCGTGCTGGGTTCGGCCGCCACGCGTCCGAAGATCGCCCATCTGGTCTAAAAACCAATTGTCGAGACTGATCGCGTCCGTGGGCTTCATGGCCGCGACCGAGTCACGCGCATTCCAGCCGCCAAGCGGGGCCGGCAGGGGATGCAGCTTTACGGTTGGCGAGGAAATCTTGCGCCGGGCCATAATCAGGCTCCGGGAAGAACAATCGTGATGGGGCCGAAGACCGGGTCATCGGTCAGGCAGCGGCCGAAGCTGATGTCGCGACCGCCGACATCGTCTGCGATCAGGCGGTCTCGAAGCTGGGTGAAATCTGCGAAGTGCTGATCCCCGAAGCCCTTCGCGGCCATGTACTTCCACTTGAGGCCAGCAACCAAAACCTGACACCGGAAAACAGTGGTGTCGGTGTCGGCGTTGAGGCGACCCTTTGGGCTACCAGTGGACGAACGGCCGAAGTGGCTCGAAATGTACTCGAAGAAGACCTGCTGGCCGGTCGGAACCGGGAACAGGCGGATATCGGTGGTTCCATAGAGGCGGAAGCGCGAGAAAATCGAGATCGACAACCGACTTTCGCGCAGAACCGTGTCTTGGCGGGCCGACGTCGGGCCGATGATGCGCCACTGGTTCGAACGATCGTACTGAGTGTCGTTGACCATGCGACGGAAATCGGCGGGGAGGGCGTACCGGTCCTGCCCCGCCGTAGTTTGGACGGTCGCTTCCGACTGGAGCGCGCTCCAGTCATGGGCGTCCAGAAGTTCCTCACACAGGGCGTTGAGCAGCGCCAGCATCTGCCGGGGCTGTGTTTCGGTCGATCCGCCAACAGAGGTTGAGCGGGGGAGACCAAGTTCATCTTCGGCCTGATTTACGATGGCGAGGAGGTTCATCTAGTCCTTTGGGTGGCGCTTTAGCGCTTCTTGGTTGGTCCGATTTGATCCGCGAGGTCTTTGATCTGCTGCTTTAGGGCTTCGATTTCGGCTTTCAGGGTCTCGTTCTCGACGGCGTATTTTCCGGCTTCAGCGCCCGCTTCCGCCGAGTCGATGAAGGCCTGAGCCTTCGCCTTGAGTTCCCGCGCACCCATGCCGAGTGTCTGGAGATTGGTGTCCGAAAGGCCCGCGAGGTGCTCGACTGTGCGGATGTTCAGAGCCTGCATCTGCTTGATCTGCGAAGGCAAAAGCCAAGGCAGGACTGAAAGCGGCGTGCCGCTCACCTGATCGTCGCCCTGTCCGCGCTTGAAAGCTGCATACGCGGTTGGGAAGCGGTCGCGCTCAACGTCGGTGACGCGCTTCACCAAATCCGTATGGGCGTCGCCGGGAACGAAAATTCGAACGAACTCGAAATCCTTGAAGATCGGACGGCCTGCCTGCACCGATTCAAATTTCATTTCGACGGCATCGATAAAGAATTCCGCGTAAGCGCCGCCTTCGATGGTGTTGTTAGACAATGGAAATCACCTGTTGATGGGTAAAGAAAAAGGGAGCCGCCCTTTGATCGGCGGCTCCCTCTATTTAGGCTGAGCTAGGTGCTCAGAGCGGCGATGCGGTCTTGCGAACCCAACCGTATTCGCCACTGGCGAAGGCGGTGTCTGCCGTGTAGTTGCCGGCCGTGGCGTTGACCGCGAAACCAGCGGTCACCGTGCAGGTAGCCGCTGCCGCGACGGCATTCGCAGCCGGGCCGACGTAGACCCAAGAGCGGTTCGCATTGTCAAAGTCGGGCGTGCCGACAGTGAAATCCGGAGTGGTGCCACGCTTCGCGTAGTCGATTCCGAGCTTACCAGAGATAGAGTGAGGCATGTTGTTTACTCCTTAGTCCTTGAGGACGCCCTGAAGCTGAGCGTTCGAGAGAGTCAGGTTGCCCGCCCAACCCAATTTCTTGCTGATCGCGTCCTGATTGGGGTTCTGCTGATCGCCGCCGAACTGAACCATGTTGCGGCCGGAGTGCGGACGCAGGCTGAGGTAGTCGGTGTTCAGGAAGTACATGTGGTTCGTTGGGCAAGCACCGCCGACACCGCCGTCGAAAACAACGTCCGCTCCCATGTATTGCAGGTTCATGAAACCCGCCTGAGCCATGTCATCCTTGGTGATGCGCTGGATAGCCTGAAGCGACTCCAGATACGCGGTGTAGTAGTTGTTGTCCGCGACGATCAGGTCCGGGTGATCAGCGCCACGGACGATCGCGAGGTACACCTTGTTCATGTACTTCTGGATGTTGGCCGAGGTCACAGCCGCGCCGCCGTCCGTAGTGGCGTCGAAGCTGAAGTTGCGCCACCAAGCGAAGTTCGCGCGGTTGATGCCGCCAACGGTGCCCGAAGTCGGGGTATCCGCGACCAGAAGCTGGAGGCCACCGATCTGTCTGCCACCGTCTGCCGTGCCGTCGCTGTAGGCATCAGCCGCGAGCATGTTGATGAGCGACTTTTCCGCGTTGCTGATGCGGGATTCGAGCAGGTCGAGCAGAGCCTCCTCACCCGAGTTCTGGAGCATCTCCAGACCCGAAATCTGGACGGTCGCAGCCATCTGACGAATCTGGAATTCGGCAGAGGTCAGGACTTCGCCCGGTGTGACATTCAGGAAGTCGTATCCAGCGTAGCGCTTGACCGTGCCGTTCTCAGCGTATTCGAGCGGCTGGCGGATCGAGGCACCGCCCGAGAAGGTCTTGACCTTGCCCTTCTTGTTGAGGCGGAAATAGAGAGCGTTCTGCTTGGAGACGTTGTCTGCGATCTTGCTAGAGCGGTTCTCCAGCGTGGTCGTCAGAAGTTCGTTAATATTGGGGGACGCCATGGTCCTTCTCCTTTTTTGTTGTTTTTAGAGACGGCTGGCGCGTAGACCACGCTGAAGCTGTTCTCGAATGCTGAGGTCGGCGTCGGCGGCAGGGGATGAGCCCTGTCCCGGAGCGCCGGAAACGGATCGGCTGGCCCGCTTAGCGTCGGCAACGGTTTTGGCCTGCGCCTCTGAACTCGACTTGAGCCGCTCGTTGATAAGCTGCTCGCGGACTTCCGGGTGCTGCCAACACGCTTGCTCGTATGCCTGTTTCAATGGAAACCCAGCATTCAGCAGAGGAATCATGACGTCGGCCACGTTATCGACGTAGAGGTTCGCTTTATCGTTGAAGAATTCATCCACAGACTTGCTGATGGTCTGCCGATGCTGGGCATCCCGTTCGCTCTTGAGACTGTTGATGGTCTCTCGAAGCGGGCCGAGTTGCTGATTCAGATACGCCGCGAGATCGGGCTGATACGATGCCCCGGCGTCCTGCGAATTCTGTTCGGTCTGACCCCCGAACGCGCGAGACAGAGTCTGCGCAAGCTCAAGGGGGTCTTTCCCAAAGTGTGAGCAGAGTTCCACGATACCCGTCGTGAAATCTGCGTTTAGTTTCCGATCGGCTTCGGCGTATCGATCGAATGCCTGACCAAGTGTGAAGCCGTGGCCTTCGAAGTGATCGGCGTAGTGCTCGACGTCCTTGTAGCGCTGAAGCTTCGCGAAACCCTGACTAACCTCCTGTTCACGCTTCCCGATATCGGCCTTCACCGAGTCCGGCAGCGTGTCGAAAACTGCCTTACTAGCAGGGGACCAACCCGGAGGCGGTCGAACACCTTGCGAGGGTGCGACGGTCTCTTCGGTCGTCTGTTCCGCTGCGTTGGCGGTCGGATCAGCTACAACCGGAGCGGCCTGCTGCGCACCAGTGGCTTCCTGCTCGTATTTAGCGAAACGGCCTTTTTCGTCCCGATTTCGGTCGGACTGGACCTCGGTTTCTCCGGTTTCGGTCGAAGTCGTTGTGTCGGCAGTGGACTCGGTCTGCTCGCGCAGTGCGGTTTCAAGCTGGGAGCGGAGATCGTCGGCCGGGGCAGTGTCTTCAGTGGTAATATCAGTCAAGAATATGTGGGGGTTGCGTCGAGCCCGTTGATGTCGGGGAGACTAGGTTATTTGTGGCGCGCAAGGGCTTTGCGAAGATCGTCGCGAACGCCTTCCGGCTTGTAATCGCGGGGCTTCGAGGACATTTTCTCGTTGCCGACCTCAGTAACGCCCGCACGCCGATATTCGGCTCGAAGTGCGGACTTGGACGTATACATCCTGCCGTTCGTCTGAGAGCGAACTTCAATGTTGTCGTTCGAAATCATCGGAGTAGAGAGATGCGAGCGCTGGGGAGCATCCTTCGCGACAGCGCTCACATACTCTTCAATATCGAGGTAGCGACCTTTGTAGATTTTACCGATTGCGGCCATACCGTTATTTAGACTGCGAGCAGCAGCGCCGTGACGTCGTCTTCCTCTCGCTCTTGTTCAGCCCTGACGACCCTCGCGAATTCGGCTTGGGCTGCGACGTAAAGCTGATGCTGCTCGAAGGCTGAAATGGCCTGCATGAGAGCCGCAAGCTGACCCTGTGCACGGTCCAGCGCAGCCCAATCGATATTGAGCCCGTCGTCATCCTGCTCGACGAAGTCCGCAGCCGCTTCGACCACGGCTTCGGCCTCAAGGCTTTCGCCTCGATAGGCTCTCTGGATCAGGGCGCGAATTTCGGCGCGGTCATTGCGGAAAGCTCGTTCCTTGACCCTGCGGGAAGGCTGCGTGTTGTACCAACCACCGTCATGGGAGGCGAAGTGCGGGTCCGCCACGAGCGAGATCGAGACCGCGTCTGGGGCTTCGGTCGCGCCAAGGGCTACCGTGGTGACAGCAGTGATCGACCCGGCGAATCCGTCTTGGCCTTCGGTCGCGGCAAGCGTGATCGTCGCGGGGGCTTCTAGTGCACCGAGTGCGTTTCTGCCTAGAGCGGAGTAGCCGAGCATGGGTCAGGCGTACACGGCGGCTGGCGGGAACCATTTCGTCGAAGAACCGCACGCGAATGTCAGATAGGTTCCGGCCGGAAGGCTGAAGGCGGCATTCGTGGCGAGTGGCCCGATCGCGGCCCCGGAATTCGGATAGACATCGATTGCGCTGCCGGTCGCGTTGATGACCTTCAGTTCCGTTCCGACCGGCAAGCTGGCCGGCAAGACGACGCCACCCGTGCCACTCGTCACGATCGAGACGGTGTTCACGATGGCAGTTGCTGTGCCCTGCGTCGTGCCGGCCGCTGCAAGCGTCGGACTCGTGCCGAAGCTGGCGATACCGGTGAAGGTCGGTGAGGCGACATTGGCCTTCCCGGATGCCGTGGTGGTGATCGAGACGTTGGCCGAACCGTCGAAGCCGACTGAGCCAATGACATCGCCGGCAAGCGCGATCGTGCGGCTGGTAGCGAGCTTGGTGGCGGTTGTCGTGTTGGCGATGTCGTCGGCCGAAGCCGTAATGAACACCTCTGCGCTGGCCGTGGCGTTGATCGCCGCGTTTGAGTTCGTGCTGTTCGTGACCGTGCGCCCGCTCAGTGAAGGGCCGGTGGTCGAATAGGTCGCGGTTCCGATCTCGCTATTGCTGCCGTCCCGGATGGCATAGGTGATCACGTCGCCGTTCGAAATTCCGCCCTGCGCGAACGAGAGGTGGCCGGCCACAGCCGAGCCGAGGCCGATGGAAGAGCCGGTACCGGGAGCGCTGCTCACGGTCATACGAGCGAGGTTTGCGAGCTTTGCCATGCCGGCTACCTCAACCGTGCGCGATCGTCTGCGCGCCGCTGGCGGTGACGGTTTGACCCGAACTGACGAAGGTGGCGTTGATGGTGATGTCTGTGCCCGAGGGTCCAACTGTCAGACCCGAGATCAAGACAGTGGTCCCATCCGAAGCGCGGATTTCAGCTTCAGCCGCCGTGCCGGTGTTTTCGGCGGTGACCGAGGCCGAGACCAGCGAGAGGGTGAGAACACCACCCGACACGGTGCCCGAGGTGGCAGAGAGGGCGAAGGTCGCGAGCACCGTCGCCATGCCGGCCGTGCCGATGCGGAGGGTCCCGGAGTTGATAGCGTCGCGCACGGCGGTCATGCGCGTGTCCTTCAAGGCGGTGGAATAGATAACGGCCATGGATTCCTTTGATTATTGCGGGCTGGGTGGAACGGGCTCGACGCCGGTGACGCGGCCGGTTTCATCGCGAATGACGCGCTTCGGGGCAGACTGCGCGGTAGCAATCTCAGACAGGCTCTGACGAACCATCTGTGCGTCTGCATGGGCCTGCTGCACGAGGGCCAGAATCTGGTCCATGCGCATGCTGTTGAAGTCGTCGTTCGGAAGGGCTGCGAGCATCTCGCCATCTTCGCCGATGTGAGCGCGAAGGCTCTGTTCGGCGAGCCGGGCGGACATCTCATCACGCTGAGTGCGGATTTTCAGTTCGGTTTCTGCGTCGGAGCGCGCGTCGTGCCGGGCCATGCGCTGCAACTCTGCATCGTGCTTCTCCTGCGCCAGACGCATTTCCTGCGCGGTCTTGGCTTCCTCGATCTGGACGCGCTTCTGCTCGATCAAGGCCTTCTGCATTTCGGCCTGAGCGGCGGGGTCTTCCTTCGGCTGTTGCGGCTGCGAAAGCTGCTGAACGAGCGCGCCGAACGCACTCTCAACGGTCTCTTCGACATCGCGACCGACCCGGAAGCCACGAAGCGCGAACAGCATCGTCTGCTCGATCATCGGGGCGAGGGCTGCGCCCATCGGCGACATGATGACCGGGCTGGCCTGATTCATCATCTGGCCCATGGCGGTGATCAGTTCGACGCGACGCTGCTTTTCAGCGTTCTCGTCGGCATCAATCATCTGATCCGTTTCGACGTCGATCTTGTAGCCGCGCAGGCGATCGTTCCGGAGGAGCGCAACAACGTCGTCGATCGTGACGGGCGGATTCTGGGTTGCCATCAGACCGACCCCCCTAGTGCGGGTGCCGGGGCTCGCTGCGGCTGCTGGGCTTGGGCGGGGGCCTGCGCTCTCGCTGCCTGCATGATCATCTGCTGCACTTCCGCGCGGGACGGCAGCTTCATGTTGCTCATGCGGAGAAGTGTTTCAGGACTGAACTGCTCAGCGATGATCTCGCCACCAAGCCGGGCCATGTCACGGGCCACTGTTGCGAGCGCGATCTGACGATCGCGGATGCGCATCGACCCCCATTGCGTCTTGATCTGTTGGGCGGTGGCGGTCTCGGACGCAGCGGAGTCGCCGCGCACGATGTCCGAGATGCCCGTGATCTGGTAGACGTCATCGACAAGTTGCTTTCGGATTTGAATGCACTGGTCGATGGTCTTGGCGACCATATCGGCCGGCCACCACACGAACGCAGCGCCACCAGCGCCCTTGTCCGCGAATGCGGCCCAATTCGAGACCGCGATCAGCTTGTTCTCATAGCCGGGCTGAGCGGCCTTCTCGATTGCCGATTGCCCATTGCCTTCCATGTCGCCGGGATAGAAGCCGACGAGCTTCACCGAGTCCGTGAGAGAGGCGATGCGGGCTGTGAGATCGTCGATCTCTTCAGCCTGATCCTGATAGTAGACATAGTCCGGGACCGGCACGAGCGAGGCGGTCTCCAGCGTCGCATATGCAGGCTTCGGGCAGGGGAAGAACCCGTCGAATTGAAGCGGCGGGGCGCTGACTTCGAGCGGCTTGTGGAAGCCTTTCACGAGCCAAATGACGCGCTTGCTGCGCTTGCACCAGATTTCGTAGACGATGGCCTGTGATTTGGCCTCGGACTGTGCGGCCTTCTCCTTCGGCTTGAAATCGAGGGGAATCGCGTTGATTTCGTCGGGAGACAGGGTTTCGGCGAAGCGTTCGCGCAATTCCTTCCGGGTCAGATAGCTTTTTCGCCAGACGGCGGTCACCTCTGCCCAATGCCGGCAAACATTGTGCCCGAAGTCCTCCCAATGGACGTATTCCCAGACCACCCGCTCATCCGAGATGGTCTCGGTGGGCTCAATGGCCTCTGCGGTCGTGTCCTCAGCATCACCATCGTCATCGGGGCTGCCTTCCTGCTCGATATCCGCCTCGTAGCGAACCCAAGCCGTGCCGCGACCTACGAGAAGGAAGTCGTCTCGAACCTTGCGAAGGACGCCATCTGCGTCACCCGTGTCGAAGCTGTAGTGAAGGCAGCGCTGGATCAGTTCGCTCGCCTGCCGGGCCACCGGGTCAGGGTCGCGAAAACGCCGCGAGACGGTGGGGAGCGGCATGCGGGAGTAGACCGCAGGCTGAAGGACGTTGATGTTCGCGTAGAGCAGGGACATCCGCTTGCGATTGACCCCGGAGCCCTTGCGCTTCTCGGTGTAGATGTCGCAAATCTTACGGGCGCGGACGTGCCAAGGTTCGAAGACGCGATCGTAACGATCGATCATTTCTTCGTAGTGGAGGCACAGGCTGTCAGTTGTATGAGCGTTATCCGACTTTCCGCCGGTATCTTTTATGGCCATATCCCTATTTAGGAGCGGGCCATTACACGCGGGCGTGCCGCTTAATCTCGTTCAATTCCCACAATTCATCGATAGTCAATTCACTCGGCTCGCGAGCACGTTCGCGCTCTTCTTCGGGAGCTTGCGGACGCTCCTTCCGCGCTGCTTGGGACAGATATTGAAACGCCTTCGCGCCGTGTGACGACCAATCGTGCTTCGCGCTCTGTTTGAAGGTCTTCAGGTTGTCGTCCCATTCGCGCTTGTAGGATTCCAAGGCGATGAACCCCGCTTCGTCGGTTCGCGTATGGAAGACGCAGTGAGGGAGGGTCTTGCGGATCGCTTCATGGCCGTCCGCATCGGTGCTGCGCGGAACCACGATCGGCGACAGGCCAAGGTCAAGCATGGTCTCGACACGGGTCTTGCCCGAGCCCCATTCCTTGACCCGAGCGTCGTGAGGGACGAAGTCTTTTCCGGGAGCCCAACCGCGCTTCTGGATCACGTCGGCATAGTGATCGACGCCAACGCCATGGGCGGCGTAGTAGTCGAGAATCCGAAGCTGACTGCCGACGATCTGGAACCACCAAATGGCCGTGCTGTCCGTCACGCCAAGGTCCCAAGCCCGGTGCACGGAATAGCCCGGCTCCGGCTCCAGCGTGTCGGTCATCCGGCCCGAGATGCGGACCTTCAAACACTCGCTGGCATAGAATGCGCCTAGAGTGGTGGCATTGAAGGAGCAGAGGTATTCCTGCTCGTAGGTGGCCTGCCCCTGATCCGCGCCATACATGGCGATGTATTCGGCAAGCTGCTTCCGACACTGGTCCGGGGTCAGTGCCCCAGTATCCTTGACGGTCGAAATCTGGGCGAACCATTCGGGGTCAGCCTTCGCCATGTCGTACATGGCCTTGGCGTGATTTCGACCGCGCGGCGTGGTGATGAACATCGCCCAGCCGTCGTTCTCGACGAGCATCGGGCTGATGTATGCCCAAGCAGATGGGTTTGCGAGCGCCCATTCAGAGAAGACGACGCCCGCGACACCCGCGCCGACAAGGCTGTCATACTTGTCTGAGCCGACTAGCTGCCAAGTTGATCCGTTCGTGAAGCGGATGAACATTTCTTGTTCATTGGTGCTCGCCCGTATTTCTGGTGGGAACGCCTCGTCGATACGGCGCTTGCCTGTATGTGGATTGACGGAGTTCCAAATTGCTTTTCGAGCCTGACTATATTCAGGCAGACAGTGCCAATATGAGCCTACGCGCTGATGAGCCAGTTCGCAGGTAATCTGCAAGGCCATCTCATCCTTGCCCCAGCGGCGATGCGCGATACAAACCGCGCGCTTGCCGCCTGTGGTCATGTACTGATGAAGGGGAACCTGATACGGTCTGACTTCGCGAGTTACTTCCGTAATATCTCTCATCTGGCCGGTATTTATTGACCGGCAGATTCGGGGCCGCGCTCGCCGCTTCAGCAGGCGTTCAGCGCTAAAGACCGGACGCTCCTCGTCGGAGTAGGCCGGCTTTCCCGATGTAATTGAGCAACACTTCCCGTACTGCGCTTAGTGACACCAGCCGAAAAATTCGACTCAGCGGGCATTTACGTCAGCGCAATCCTTCGCAACGCTTCGCAAGCACGAACGGGGGATCGAATGAAATACGCGTCAGTCAATGGCGAGCGGCGAGAAGCAGAGCCGAAGCTGCTCGGCGGAACCTGCCCGAACTGCGACAGGGAAATGATCGCCAAGTGCGGCCCGACTCGGATGTGGCACTGGTCGCACAAGGGAAAGCTGGAATGTGACCACTGGTGGGAGCCAGAGACCGAATGGCATCGCAATTGGAAGGGGCTCTTCCCGAAGGAGTGGCAGGAGATCATTCACAAGGCCGAGGACGGCGAGCGCCACATCGCGGATGTGAAGAACAGCAACGGCATTGTTCTCGAACTCCAGCACTCGCGCATCGATCCCGCAGAGAGGCTCTCCCGAGAACGCTTCTACGGACGCATGGTCTGGATTGTGGACGGCAGGCGGCTCAAGCGCGATCTGCCCGCCTTCCACGACGCCTTAGAATACGGCCGCATCGTCAAGGACAAGCCGCTGACGGTATCTTCGCCGCTGATGGCACGACCGGCCGGGATATTCCGGCGATGGGCTCCTATTCACTGCCCGGTCTTCGTCGATTTCGGGGACGAGGAGTTCACGATCGGCCGACTGCGATGTCCCGAGCCGGTCCTATGGCAGCTTCAATTGCATCCGAGGACCGGAGAGGTTGTCGTCGCTGCCGCTGTCCGTGAGAGCTTCAAGCGATGGTTCGGTGAAGGCGGCGAGCTACGGCATTTCCATGTGAAGAGTGAGCCACCACCACCGACGCGGGGGCGCTACCGATCGAGAAGGTTCTGACTCACGGCCGGGAAAAGTTCAGCCAAGTGTCCGAGCCGTACCGGGCGAGAGCAGCGGCATCGTAGACGACGCAGGCCTTCCCAGCCGTCAGCCATCAGGGCATGGTCTGGCTTTCATGGGGGACAATATGGCCTTGAGATTGGGGCTTATGACGGCATGCGCGATGCTGGCGACGGCAGGCGCGCAGGCTCAGGACGCCTTCAAACGCGATTGGCTGAAATCGCAGTTCAGCGGTTGGGGCGGCATAGCGTTCTACTGCGAAATCTCCGCCAACGGCGGAACGACACCACAGAAGCTGTGCGATTGGGCAAGCCAGCGTGTTCGCATCCTTGCGCGGCAGTCAGGGGCACCTCTCACTGTTCTCTCGTCGGACATGTACGAGCGTTACGCTCAACGGCGTGAGATAAAGAACAAGCCGATCGACTTGGTGTTGGCGATCATGGGCACGAAGCCCGGTCCGGGAGCCGCAGCCATTCACATGGCGATCAGAGCCACCCATTCGGCTGAGTTGCCGGCCGACACTCGTTCGACCGGTCCGAAGCCGCGCTCGGGAACGCTCGTGATGTGGGAAACCGAGGCAATCGCGTCCGGCATGCCGGGTAGTGAACTTGACGGCGCTCTTCAACAGGCTGCGGAGAGCAACCTGATGAAATTCCTGAACGATTATGCGGATGGTCAGCAGTGAGTGCTGACCGTTCGTCAGGGCTGATCGAGTCGGCGCGCAGCCGCGACGACACGATGGATGACTACAACAGACTGCTCGCCACTCTCGAACATCTCGACGAGCGCGGGCTGGTCCTGACCTTGGCTGCCTTCGCCGAGGAGTGTCTTGGGGCCTTGCTTAGTGCATTCATGCTGCGGAATAAGGCCGCAGAAAAACTACTGGAGGGCTTCAACGCGCCACTCGGAACGCTTTCAGCAAGAATCCAAGCGAGTTTCGCCCTCGGACTGATTACCGATGAGCAGTATGGTGATCTTGAGCGATTGCGCAGAACTCGAAACGAATTCGCGCATTCGTGGAGGGCTATTTCTCTCGACAATCAAAAGCTCTCGATGTTGATCGATGGCATCGCTTATTGTCCGTACTCGCCGTTTCCTCCCACAAGGAAAGCGAAATTACAGGTATCGTTAAGTTGGTTGCTTCTCGAACTTAGGGTCAATGCTAACCAGCTTGTTACAAACAGGCGTTCGGTAAACGTGATTGGTTTCCACCTCGTACCCGGTCTTAGCGGGCCGATCGATCAGCAGATAGCGCAGATCAATAGAGAGCTTGCAGACATTGAGGATGAACTCGCCGACGCGGTAGGAAATAAGCGGGAGTTTCTGCTGCTAGTCCGAAGAAATTGGGTGGTGAGGCTTGGCTACGTCGAGCGCGCTGCTCCCGTTGAGAGACGCGCAGACCTGATCGCGATACGAGAGGAATTGGTCCGTCGATTATCCTGAGAGCATGGGGCTCTCGTGGGAATCTGATGGGGCCACCGAGACTCCGGGCCGGCCGGCAGGAGGTGGACCGGTGCGACCGGGGGCGTGGGCGTACGTCCAGATTTTCAAAGATGGTCGTAATTTTTGGATCGCGTCAGCCCACTTCTGATCGCATAGTGCTCGGGCCACTGGTCGAGGGCGAGATGTCCAAACCCAAGAAAACGCCGGCAGCTAAGCCAAACTTGGAAAGCTGGATCACCAGTAAATCGAAGCGTGAGATACTGTCGTTCTTGGGCGGTGGACTCGTGATTGTCGTGGGAGCGGCTTGGGCGTTTTTTCAGTACGTGGTGAAGGACGACTACAAGGTCGAAGTAACATACAACGTTTGCTTCGCCCCGAAAGGCAGCAAAGACAAGTGCCCTTCCGGCACGGTGTGGGTAGAGGGCTATTCGTTAAATGCCCTGCCAGACCCTGATCAGGTTTCGAAATGGGCTAGGCAGGAGTGTTCAAAATACGGACAGCGACCTTTGACGAACGCTTGGCCCGGCCCTGCCAAGATGTGCGGCTGTTTCTTGGCTACCGTGAAGTGCTCGAATAGCTGAGGGGCCACCGGGACTCCGCCCGGCCGGCAGGTGGTCAACCGGGGCGACCGGGGGCGTGGGGTCGGCCGTGGGGAAAATGGGTCCCATCTCGGCCTTTGAGCCTGTCAACTACGTCCATGGACGTAGCTCAAATCAAATTGTCATTTTCCATTGGGCAGTGGATAATGTGTTCACAGTTAGATCAGGCAGGCACCCAATGGCCGAAGGCAACTTCATCTCCTACTTTCGAGTGTCAAAGAAGCAGGGTCAGGAACTCGATCAGCAGAAGCACGCGGTCGCGAACTTCCTGAACGGCGGCGATTGGAAGGTGCTCGGCTCGTATGAGGAAAAGGAGACCGGCAAGCTGTCCGGCCTCGACAATCGTCCGCAGTTGAAGGCTGCGATCGAGCACGCCAAGCGAACCGGCTCGACGCTGCTGATTGCAAAGCTCGACAGGCTTTCGCGCAATGTCCACTTCATCAGCGGGCTCATGGAATCCAAGGTGAAGTTCGTCGCCTGCGATATGCCGAGCGCCAACGAGTTCACCATCCATGTCATGGCCGCGATGGCTGAACAGGAAGCGAAAGCGATCAGCACTCGCACTAAGGATCGTCTCGAATATCTCAAGCGCACGATCGAGGCAGAGGGTTCGGTGGTCACCAAGAATGGCCGTCAGATCGTCAGCCTCGGCAATCCGAATAACGGGAGCGCCGAACAGACGCAGAAGGCCACGGAAGGCCGTGTGAGGGCTGCTGACGCGGTTGCAGAGCGTGTCCTGCCGATCATCCGCAAGCTTCAGGCTGACGGCTACACCACCCTTGTCGAGATCGCTTCCATGCTGACCTTCGGCAAAGTGCAGACGGCGCGTGGCAACATGACTTGGAACGCTACTCAGGTGAAGAGGATGCTGGACCGGGCTTGATCTCGATCGGCTCCGCAGCATCCGAGATCATCGCGTCAATGATCGGCGGAGGATCGTAGGGCAGGGCGTCCGGAACCGTCTCGGGAGCGGTCTGATAAACGGTCTTGAAGACAATGTTGTGATTGGTGTCGATCTCGGCTGTGATCTCGGTCGGCAACAGTTTCGCCAAGAGCGCGGCAAAGGTCCGCTTATCGGTCTGGGCAAGGTCTTCAAGCCACGCCACTCCGCCAACGTTCTCGAACGCTTCCATCACATCGCTCTTGAGCGACAATCCCATCTTGTTGGGCACGCCTTTTTTGCGCCCGCCCGTCTTAAATCCTGTGGCCATCTACTTTTCTGTTATTCCGGTCTGGTATTTACACAGAACGGCGGCCGTCCGGCTCCCGATGAGCTTCCAACATGGCCTGCGAGGCTTCCAAGTCCGCCATGCGCTCGGCGTCGAAGTCCTCTAGGCGCTTTAGCGCGATCTACTCCGATATCCTTCGGAGCGCGATATCGAGTTCCAGCCGGCTGCGTGGCTGAACAGGTTGCGGAGGGCGTCAAACATCAGATCAGCCCGATCTTCGCGAAGACCGCGATCTCTTCTGTTGTCCAGCCCTTGGCCTTGAGCAGGTCAAAGATTTGGGACTCGACGATGATCTTTTCACCGTCTCGCCACGAGAGCGCATCATCGCACGGGGCATCGTCGGCAGTTCCCGCATTCGGATTAACGTCGGCCCCATGGGCCGATGCATGAAGATCAGAAAAATGGCTCATTTAAATATAACTCCTAGAATATGCTTGTATTATAGCGATGTTTGTGCCTGCCGTCCATATTAAAGTACCTATGACTAGATTTTGAGATACGTTGGATTTGACATTTTATAGTGTGGTGTATGTAGATGTTGACATAATTCTTACTTTGGTGCAGAAAATCGTAGTTGACGCACGTTCTTATGAACGCCATATCTGGATCGTTGCTTGAGCGACATTTCAAACGATCGAGGATATTTTCAGAGATGACGATTGAGAACAAGACGAAGACCAGTGCGTACTCCTACCGGCGGGTTTCCGAGCCGGTCACCGATCCGGAGAAGCTGAAGAAGCAGGTGAGGGCAGCGGAGCGTTGGGCGGAGGTTCGCCGGCTGAAGGTGTCGGCCAAGGCTTACAGCGCGTTGAGGGCGGGCTGACCATGATGAGCACGACCATTATCGGTTGTTTCGGCGTGGCCATCAAAGACCAGAATATCTATCGGAACTTCGATCTGCCGGGGGGGCACGACGCGGAATTCGAAACGCTCTGCCGGGATATCGAGCAGCGGTTCAGAAGTGATCGCAAGGCTCTCTCAGCCCATCTTTGGGCCAGTATCATGGCCAAGCTCAATGATCCGGACATCGGAACCTTCGCCCGCGTCTTTTCGCGGTATGCGGCTGACGATCACCGTTTTTTTGTGATCGAAGGTGGCGAAGGTGACATCGAAAACTCAGTTTGGTTCAACGTCCACTGCGGCGAAGGCGAACCCACGATCGAGCGGGGCCGCGAAGAGGTTGATCAGCGTCTCGAAGCCATTCGCATGGCATAGAACAGCCCCGCAACCTATTGAATTTGTTTACGAAAAAAATGCGTAGACGGATTCCGAGTCTCATGAGAGCCTTTTTAATGTGCCGGGGAGATTGGTCCCCGGCCTTTTGCTGAAATGTAAACGGAGAAGCTATGAAGTCTCATGATTGGTTCGGATGCGTTGGGCTTTCTCTTGGGTTGAAGGTTTGGGGGCGTCTGTTGAAGCCCCTGAGCAAATCCGACGAAGCGAAAGTGGAGAAAATCATCCGGATGCATCAAGAGATGTGGCCGAACGTTTCGAAGACCATGCTTCAAAAGCACTGTGGCAACTCTCTTCTTCAGGCTTGCCTGCACGACGACATGCCGAATTTCGAATTGTTTGCCCATGCCATTGCTCAGATGGCCGGCAAGAATTTCGTGATGGTCACGGCGAAGCAGTTCGAAGAAGGCAATCAGATCACCGTCAGCGCGAATAAGAGGGCGGACGCCTACACGCGGTGGCAGCCTGCTCGTGGCCTTCTGTTCAGGCTGCGCCTCGATCAGCGATTCAGGGGCGATTTCATCGAAGCGAAGGCCGCGTAGCTGCCGATCTGCTAGGAGGCCCTTCGTCGCCCGTGGTGCCGGGGCCTCCGTCAGAACAGATCGCCCTTGAACGGCTCGATCGTCGTCGGATCGTCGTCGCCTTCGACGGCCCTGTTGACCCGCTTCGACACGATCCACTCACGAAGCTCGCGCGGCGGCTGCTTCAGCAGTTCCATGCCGCCCGAGCCATCTAGCCACGCGTCGAAATCCCTGCGGAGGAGCATGCAGGGCATCCGGTCATGATATTGCGCGGTCCAAGCGTTGGCCTCGCGGACGATCATGGTGCAGGTGGTGATGTCCTCGCCCGTCTCGGGATTGCGCCAGTTCTCCCAAAGCCCGGCGAAGGCCAGCAAGTCGCCATCGGCGGCCGAGAAGAAATGCGGCACCCGGTCCTTCTTTTCGCCGGTCCATTCGAAGAACCCGCTCGCGGGGATGATGCAGCGCCGGCTTTTGTAAGCGTGTTTGAATGTCCCGCTCGTCTCGACCGTCTCAACGCGGGCGTTAAAGGTCGCAAGCTTGAAATCCTTGAGCCCGCCCTTGTGCCAGCCCGGTATGAGCCCCCAGCGGGCTTTCCGTAGCTCGCGGCCGGCTTCGGTGCGAATGATGATGTCAACGTCAGTCGTCGGCGCGATGTTGTAGCGGGCTCGCAGGTTCGGCCGATCGGCAGGCACCGTCAGCGGCTGGCTAAAGGCTACGATCTCTTGCCATGAGTAGGCCTGTGAAAAACGCCCGCACATGCCGTCACTCCGAGTCGTCGATCGGCCGAGAAATGCGGTGGGCCGGCGAATGCATCTCCTCTTCGCGGCGAAGCTGGATGCGGGCTTCCGTCAACGCCATTTCCAAGAAGTAGGCGACGGTGCCGTAGCCTCCCGCATAGGCGTAGGCGGTCACTGCTTCGATCCGCCCGACGAGATCGTCAGCCCTCCTTGGTGGCACAAGCGGCACTTCGGAACCGTCTTTCGCCATGGTCATCTCGCCCCAGCCTCATTCAGGGTATTCCCCAGCGAGGCCATCGAACAAGTCATTGTCGGCCGCGTCCGCCGCGAGGGCGGTTTCAAGCTCGTTGGCAGGCACCATGACGCCGCCGAAATGACAATGGAAGGCGCGGGCGAACCGGGCATCCTCGAATGCTACGCGCACGGTTCCGGCATCCATCGTGCGGAGCACCCGGAACCCTATCTGCCAGTCCGTGCACCATGTCTCGATCCTGTGCAGGCGGTAGGCGGCCATTTCCCGATCGAGCTTGAGTTCAACCTGATGGTCCCATGCCCCCGACATTGGTTCACTCCATGCCTTCGGCTCCGAAGGGCCGAGAATATCCCGACCCTTCTTTCTCCCCGTTCAGAATGCGGTTCATCAATTCCAAAGAGTGATTGAGCGGATCGAGCCCAATGTACACCGTGCTGGATAACGGCACCTCTGCCGCCCAGCCACGGACCTTCCATTGGAAGTCTCGCACTTCCTTCTGGATTTCGTCGATCTTGCTCGGATGCAGCGAGCGCTTCGATCGCTTCACCATCTCAGCCGATCCTCCGCCATGGTTGCCGACCGCGCACATAGCCGTGCGACACGAGCCGATCCGCGTCCGCAGCCATCACGGCGAGGTCGTGCAGCAGCATCCGAATAGCCTCCCGGACGTCGCCCTTCGCCTCAAGTAGGACGGCGTCGATCTCTGCCTCGGAAATCACCGGGGGCGGGGGCTGCTTGTCTGGGGCTGGCTCGTCCGTCATGAGAACAAAATAAGAACATCGAGTCGAATCGAGTCAAGCGACCAGAACGTGTTTTGCGGGGAAGCAACGCCCGACCTCGCGGCAACGAGGCCGGGCGATTGTCAGGCCATGATGGTCTGTCGGTACCGTTGGACGGCCCGTCGTGTCAGGTCGTCTTCGTCTTCAGCGAGAGGCACCAGCGCCGCGACGATATAGGCCAGCCGGACGCGTTCTCGCTCTTCATGCGCATCGGGAATGGTCGATCTGACTTCCTCCCACGCAGCCCCCAAAGCCGCCTGTGCACGAGCGAGGTCAACTGGATCACTCAACGATGAGAAGGGCATGGCTCCTTTCCCCCGCACAGGATTGTGCCCCAAAATTTTATGCCAACTCGGGCGATCGACAAGAGCAAAAGACATTGAACGTGGGCGGGCAGGGAGCCGGCTGGCGGGCCTGTCGCTAGGAAGGCGGACGTCGGCCGTGGGACTGTCGTGACGGCTATGGGGCCGGATTCAGGACGTCGCCGTGTACGGGCTTCGGCGGACGACGTCGGGGCTATCTGGCGGCCGGGCTCCGATCGCGGCGCGGAACCCCATCAGGACCTACCCCTCCCGTTGTTCCGTTGTTCTCAGGGGCGAGCAGCCCGGTTGTTCTTTCGAGTTGTTCCCGCGACTTGCTCGCGGGTTGATCACCAATTGATCGAGAGCAGGCCAAAGCCGAATTGATCCAGCGAGGGGCTCGCCCCGAAGCCGTTGTTCTTCCTGTTGATCGCGAGAGGCAGAAAGCCGGTTGTTCCGAGCGAATGCGACGACTCGCATTCTCATTGATCAATTGATCTTTGATCTATTGATAACAACGTTGATCAATGAAGTACCTCTTCAATGAGAACGCGAGGATGTGAGGGCAAGAAGGTGAATAAAAGCGGGATATAACTTCTCATATGAGAAAGATATATACCTGCGATTACGAGGCATGGTATCTTGTCTACATTAATCAACGCCATATTTCTTAGGAGATCATTGTTATGGAAATTTCTGAAAAGATCGCGTTTCTTCGGAGCGCCATCGCCGGCGATCCGGTCCCCCTCGCAGTCAACGCCTCTTTCCCTGCTATCGCGGCTGCCCCCGTCGCCCCTGCGGCTCCGGCCGTCCAGTGGACCACGGGCTTCCCCGTCACCAACGAGATCGGTCGCATTCGCCTCCAGCTTTTCGACAACGGCACCGGCAAGCGCGGCAAGGTCCAGTATGTCCTGAAGGTCCGCGTCTGGTCGAAGAGCAGCGCCCCGTTTGACGACTACCTTCCGGATTGGACGTCCTATGTCGAACTGATCGACCCAACAAAGGTCGTCGCATGGTCGGTGCTGAATGAGCCGAGCAATCCGGAAATCCGCCCGGAGCGGTACAGCAAGGCCCGCGATGAACTCGACCTGTGGAGCCACAAGGCATCTGGCCAGACCGTTTGGGGGAAGATGGGCCACATCCGGACATCCCCCGGCAAGCAATATTTCCCGAACGAGTTCGTCACCGCGCGTTATGTTGATGAAGCGCTCTCGATCTCTCTGCACATTCGCGGCGAGGTGATCGAGTTCGACAAGTTCCACCCGAACAAGACGAACAACCGCAAGGCCGCTGTCCTTCACGCTTGGAAGGACTTTTGAGATGGCGACCGAAACGGAACAGCTTGCGGACCTGATGTTCAGCCTGCTTCACCAGCACCACGCTGATATCGAGGCTCTCAAATCCGAGAACTCAGCCCTCAAAGCCGCGAACGCGACCCTCCAGCAGACCCTCAACGATATCTGCAAAGGCGTGAGCGAGCGGCTCGATGCGATCGACAACCACCTCGCCGAGCAGCCCGACGAATATGCTCTCCATCGGTTCTTCAATCCGAACGTTGGTCGTGACAGTGATGATCCGCAACGAGCCGGCAGCCTGACATGAAGGCCGCCTAATGGCCCGCCCGCGCCGTTACACCCCCGAGGAGCGTGAGGAGGTCAGGAAGGCCAATGATCGCCTTGCTCGCGCCCGTAAGCGTCAGCAGATGATCGAGGCCGGCACCGCTTGCGCTCGCGGCGCTCCGGGCGTCCGCCGGAAGTGGCCGAATGATCCGACTCTCCCGGTCAGCGACGAGATTCAGGCCGTGCTCGACGCGGCTGGGCCTGAAACCATTCTGACGCTCGATCTTCGGAACATTTCGCGAGCGGATCACGCCCGATATCGGCGGAAAATCGGCAACTGATTGTGGAAGGCCCGGTGCACTAACCTTACGGCGCGGCTGGCGGCGAGCTACCAATCTTCCATGTCCGATGACCTGAAGAAGCTCGCTGCCGACACCGCCGACCTCCTCCCGCAGTTCCGGCACGGGGGGAGCATGCTGGGCCTCTACCTGCCCAGCGAACGAGCCGCAAAATTCAAAGCCAACTGCACTGATGCGCAGGCCATCATCTACGAAGAGCTTGGCGCGGGAAGTAACTTTGCCTTTCAAATTGGGATGGCTGCAAATCGGCTTTCTGACGGCCCATCCCACAACAACGTCCAAGAGGCGGCCGAACTCATGCTTGCCGCCGCGCGAGCGGTCGAGCGGAAGTCGGCCCGGCCGCCGGTCATGCAAGCGCCTGCACGGAACTATGTCGATCCCTCCCGCATTGCGGCTCTGAAGGCGATCCAAGGCGCGCCGCACGACTTCAAACGGCTGATCGAGCTATGCCGCGAGATCAACGTCGCAGCGGCGAACGACTGCCATATGGCGACTGCGATGCTGCTCCGGGCGATCCTCGATCACGTGCCGCCTGTGTTCGGCTTCAACACCTTCAACGAAGTCGCGAGCCAGTACGGCGGGCGCTCCTTCAAGGGCTGTGCTCAGACGCTTCAAAATACGAGCCGCAAGATCGCGGACATGCACCTTCACGGTCCGATACGGGCGAGGGAGGACCTGCCCACGGTCGTTCAGGTCACTTTCTCGGCCGACCTTGACGTGATGCTTGGCGAGGTCATCCGGCTCAGCAGCTAGATTGGAATCCTGACCCGGCCAGCATTTTTGGCTTCGAACGGGCGACTGATGGTCAACTCAACCTTCGCGCGTTACATTTGCCCCACTTTGCTAAAAGCGATGCGAAGGGGCAGGGGATTCAACGATGGTAGTTTGTGGCGTAGAGCTTCGCAGCAGCGAAGCTCGCCTCGTGCTCGTGACTGTTAAGGACGGCGAGCCAACACATGTTCAGAGCAAGACCAAGGTTCTGAAGCTCGGTGATGACACCTCCAACGATTCCATCGCGACCTTTTTTCAAGCGGTGAAAACTTTCGCCCATGAAAATGGGGTGGAGGCATTCGCGATTAAAGCGCGCGCAAAGAAAGGTCAAATGGCCGGCGGCGGCATAACTTTCAAAATGGAAGCGATCATTCAGTTGTCCGGAGTTGATGTTTCTCTGGTAAACTCGGTCGCTCTATCAAGTTTTTCAAAAAAGAATATTGCAGGTATTCCAGATTCGATCAATGGAGTTGATCAGAATGCTTACCTATCGGCTGTGTTTGACTTGAATCGCAAGAAGCTAATCTAATGGCGATCGACCTGAATATTCTGAAAGGCGACACTCTCAAAAAGGCTGAGGAACTCTCGAAGGACATCGAATTCCGCTCAATCAGCGAAAAGGGCGCGAACGGATACGTTCTTTTCGGGCACAATCGAGTTCTCAAGCGGGACGTCGTAGTTAAGTTTTACTATTGGGGGTCGGGTGATCACGCAGAGCCCGAGCTTCTCGCAAAGCTAGAATCTGACTACATTTTGAAAGTTTATCATGCAGAAAGTTTGAACAAGGATGATGCCTACTTTATGACTCCGCATTGTGCTTCGGGAGACCTCCTCGATGCCATTAACAAGCGAAGATTCGGGAACGTAGAGGCGATCGACATTATAGGGCAAATCGCCGCCGGTACGAGCTTCTTGCACGGAAACGGATATCTTCATCGTGACCTGAAGCCGGAAAATCTCTTTTGTGTATCAGAATCAAAGTTCGTCATCGGTGATTTCGGATCAGTGGTGCCTCAGCACGAGGATGGCTCCGCGAACTCTCGAACAAGGCATTCGCTCATCTACCGAACGCCGGAGGAGATCACGCAGAGAAAGTATTACAGGCAAGGCGATGTGTACCAATTGGGAATGGTGCTTTACCAAGTTCTTGGCGGCTCTCTCTCCTACAACGAGCGTGACTGGCTTACTAAGAAAGAACAGGCCGTCTACGATGGTCTCAGTGGATACGATCAACAGCTATTCGCGACGGAAGCTATTGAGAAGCTCATCATAAAAGGACGCATCCTTGATCTGGGCAGCCTACCGCCGTGGGTCTGCAAACCTCTGAGGACGATGATCCGAAAGTGCTGTTCGACCGATGTTGGGACGCGATATGCGCTTGTTGCTGATCTTAGTTCCGCACTGAATAATTTGCGCGGCAGAGTTCCCGACTGGCGAGTGGAAGAGCATCCGATCTTACGGCGTGGCAGAAAGCAGTTTCGTGTCGTGCCTTATAAAGGTGCTTTGGCGATCGAGAAGAAGGCCGGAGAAAACTGGCGAAGAGAGAGAGCGCTCAATCCAGCGAACCTCACAGAGGCTGTGGAGATGGCTGAGGCAATCTGATCAAACTATTGGAGCATTCGCGCTATCGCCCGAGCGGCGAAACTAAATAGGATGGAGGGCCGGTCACGATCCTTCCAAGTCTCTGGCCGGCTCTTATCTCCTAATATCTAGCGTTCAAGATGGCCTGCCGCACCCCCGTGCGGCAGGCTTCTTCATCAAACCGGAGCCCATGTTCGAAATCGCTCTCCCCGGAATCATCACAGGCGATGAACTAGCCGAAAAGCGCGATGGCTTCACGCTCGCCGGTCTTCGCTATGAGACGCCGGGATTCGATCTCGGAGGCCTCGATTCTGATCAAACCACGGTCTTCCTCTTTGACGACGAGATCGAGGCAGCCAAGTTCCGAATGACGTGGGGCTGACGCCTTCCCCAACACAATCCGGCACGCTATTGCTCGGATGGGTTGAGGGGATCGACGCTGCAATGGCCACTGCGGATTCGCGCTACGAGACAGTCGAAAATCCCGATGGCCTGTCGCCGAAAGAAGTGCTGGATGCACCGGCGAGCGTGCAGCGCGAAGCCGTGCTGTTGTGGTTCGTGCGCCACTACGACAGTCTCGAAGACACTTCGCTCACTTCGCAAGCGGGAAACTACCTCTCGGACAACATGCCGCCCCATACAGCGGAAGGGCATCTTATCGATGAGTTCAGCCAATGGCTGCCGTGGCCGCGCATTCAAGAGGTAATCGACGCGCTTCGAGCGCCAAAGCCGCCCCGCTGGGCTCGCCGCCACATCACAAACAAGGATGGACTAGCGCCGCTACAGGAGCCCGCCTCGACCATTCGACGCATGCCGTCGAAGAAGCGCTATTACAGCTTTGAGGACTACGACGGGCTGACCCCTTCGCAACTGAAGCGAGCGTCCAAGGCGGATCAAATCCGCTACATGCAGCACTGGTTCTGGACCTTCTACGAGGACCCTTCCGCTGGCATGCCCCACATATCGAAAGAGGGCGGCTTCCAATACATTTGGGGTGGCCCATACGACGCCATGGAAGAGCTTTTCCATGAGTTCGACGGCACGGTGTCAGAGAGCCGTATTCGGGAGGCTGCTGAGTCCGTTCAGAGCGACGGCACCTACGATTGGGCTCCTAGCCCGGAGCATCCCAACCGCCGCGCCGATCGGGAGGAGTTTCAGGCCGGCGACGAGCTATCTGAAGCGCTTGCTGCCGGGGCATCCGAAGAGACGCCGGAAGAAGCGCTCGAATCCGTCACTGAAATGCTCAAGAGCGGCTCCCGGCCATACTACGGAGCAGCCGACGAGATCGCCCAGCGTCAGGATATCCTCGCTCGTCTGGCGGTCGCCGAAGCCGAAATCGCGAAACTGAAGCGGAAGCGTAGGAGGAAACGCCCGGCCGCGCGCAACCACAACAATCCGCCTGAACTCCTCGCCGATGAAGAAGGCGACCGGCTTGACGACGCTGAGAAGGCGGTTGTCGAGATCAAGGGCGAGTTAGCGAAAGAAAAGCCCGACGCGCCGAAGGTCGCCAGCGCAACCGCTCGCCTCTTCGCGTTCGTCAAGTTCGGCGGCAAGAAAATCGGAGAGAAGATGGCCGAAAAGGTCGGCGAGAAGATCATGGATTCGTCGATCGTTCAGAGCGGCCTCGCGCTCTTGAAGGAGCACGTCTTCAAGGCTGCACAGAAGATCGTCGAATGGCTGACTAACATCACCCTTCCGTTCTAGCCGGCGTTCTCGATCGGCTCCACGCGCAGCCGCAGTCCCATCGCGGCCAAGATCGCGATAAAGCTATTGAGCGACGGGTTCCCGGCCTCTGAGAGCGTCCGATAGAGTTGCGACCGATTGACTTTGGCCTGCTCGGCAATCCCCGCCAGTCCTTTCGCCTTGGCAATCTGACCAAGCGTGACGAGCAGTTCACCCTGATCGCCATCCTCAAGGATCGCATTCAGCGTTTCGGCCGCAAGCTCTGGATCGGAGGCGAAGAGTTCCGCCATCGCGTCGTCGTGGTTCTGCTCGACGCCGCTACTGGCGGCGGCTCCGACGCCGTCGAAGGACAGCGGTATGATCGGGAAGACCATTTCATTCGTTGGAACCACAAGGTGGTCGAGCGTGTAGCGCTTCCGCGCCTTGAAGTAATCCTCCGGATCAAGATGGAGATGGCACCCGATGATTGCGACATTCGATGTCGTAACCATGAGCGAATTCAGATGTTGCTTCGAAGTCGCATGCTCCTTCTTGGCGAAGTAACCATGCCAAGTGTCGCGGAGTCGCTGCTTAGCAGCATCCACTGCTTCGGCTTGACCGCCATAAACCATCATCTTTCGACCGGCGCACGAGTCTGACACTTTCGCCACGATAATTTCAACCATACCCTGATGATTGAAATCAGCGATCTCGTCCTCGGGTGCGCGCTTACGCGGCTCGACCATCATCAAAGAGAGCATCCCGCCGTGGGGCTCGTGCTTCGGAGTCATCCGACTTTTCCCTTCCAGCAGGCACCCGCGTAGTACGCCGCGAGGTTGCTGTGCGCCTGCCTAATATCCCGGTCCTGCGTCTGCTTATTGCCGCCACCCAGCAGCAAGACCAGTTCATTCCCAACACGGGCGAAATAGACCCGGTAACCCTGCCCGACATCGATGCGCATCTCGAAGAGCCCGCTACCAAGGCTGCGGCAGTCGCCGAGGTTGCCGGCCTGCGCACGGTTCAGCCGCCGCAGGATGGCAATCTGCGCCTTCCTGTCGGTCAACCCTTTGAGCCAGAGCGAAACGACGCTCTGGCCCTCCGAATTGAGATAGTGGGTAATCTCGACCATAAAATGGCTTGTCGTCTAAAAACGACAAGCGGTCAAGCTGTCGCACCCGACGCACTTGGTCCGGTTGTTCCTACTTGCGTCAGGCGAAGGCCAGCTTGAAGTGCACGGCCTCGATATCGTCTTCAATGACGACCCGAACGCCGACCCTCCGACGCTCTGTCCTGTAGGCCCGGATCGTGCGCTCGAACCTGCCGAAGATCGTGTGACGAACCGTGCCGAGACGCTCCCGGATAGCCGGAAAATCGACGCGCGATTCTTCGACGAAGACCTCGTTCGTCACGGGCTCACCAACCATCCCGCCAGCGTCGAACCGCGCGTTGGAAGGGTAGTAGTCGCCGCCATGGCGACGATCGAGCCGAAGCTCTCTGACCTCGGTAACAGGCTGCTTCTCGAAGGCTTCAACCACGATTTCCCCCACTTGTCTGAACACCGCTCGACCTTGCCCGGTCAGTCGCGATTCACCCTCCGATTTGAGCCATATTCGAAGTGGAAGGCAAGAGGAGTTCTCAGAAAATAACGTGGAATTACAACGTGTTAATGAGCTTCGCTCTAGCGCCTTTGTGAGCGGTGTTCTCCATAAATACAGGCTCTAGGATATTTTCACGGGAGCCCAATGGCATTCAACGGCGCAGGGGTGTTCAACCTCATTTACAATTTCGTCCAAGATCGTCTGAACTCGATCAAGCCGGCAGCCGAGCGCTTCCACCTCGAATTTCAGAACGTGGCGGATGGCCTGAGCAACCTGATCACCCGCGATGGTCAGACAACGATTCTCACCGACATCCCGTGGAACAATAAGCGGATCACCGGCCTCGGGGATGCCACGGGCGCAACTGATGCGCTGAACCGGCAGACTGGTGACGCGCGGTATCTTCAGGCAGCCAATACGGCGAACGCGGCCCAAATCCGGGGCAACGTCTCAGACAAGCCGATCGACACCGATGGCCTGTGGGATGCGATGGGACCGGTATCGCTGGGCACGACCCTGACCGGCGCGGTGACCGTAGACCTTGCCACGGGCGTGAACTTCTCCGGGACATTGACCGGCAACGTCTCGCTCGCAAACCCGACCAATCCCAAGCCGGGGCAGGCCGGTCTGATCCTGCTGTCGCAGGACGCGACGGGCGGCCGGACCATCACCTTCGGGACGAATTGGAAGTTCGAAGACGCCACAGCGCCGCTGCTCACGACGACGGCAAACACGTCATCCGCGATCACCTACTACGTCCACACATCGAGCTTCATCATCGCGTCGGTCGCGCGGGGGCTCTGATCGTGTTCTCGGGACTTGCCCCCCGCACCAGAGGCCGAGCGGGCTCCCGCGTGATGACGGTCGGCGCGACAGTCCGGCAGGCGAACCTTCATTCGCTTTTCACGGCGGCCTATGGCGCGCCTGTAGGTCCGCAGCGGTTGCGCCTGTTCACGACCGGGTATTTCCACTCGAACGACCCCGTAACCGCCGCTTGCTATGTCGGGGCGTTCCCAACCGGGACGGCGATCGATTGGTTTCACAGCGGGACGATCTGCGGCGCACGCGGTGTTCCGAATTCCGGCTCCGGAGGCCACTGCATCGTCGGCCAGCCCGGCGTCACCATCAATTTGAGAAACAGCGGCACCATCTACGCGGGCGGCGGGGCAGGGGGCTACGGCGGCACAGGTGGCATGGGCTACTACATCACCACCTCGCACCTCGGTCAGTCAGGTGTCTATGGCTGGTGCGACATGCACAACTCATGTGCCCAGACATTCGGTGCTGGCGCGTACTGCACCTCAAACGGCGACGGATGGTGCACCAACTGCGCCTGCTACTGCTTCAACTGCTGGCGCGACGACCCCAACTACACCTCCGGCGGTGGCGGTGGCTCAGGGGGCTACGGCACGGGTGTTTACGATACTGCTGGCAACCAAGCTGGCGCGACCGGTGGCAATGCTGGCGCGGGCGGTGGCACCAACGCTGGCTCGGGTGGATATGGCGGCTCGGGCGGCGGCTGGGGCGGTGCTGGTGCCACTGGCGCGACCGGTAACAGCGGCAACTACACGGGTGGTTCAGGCGGCTCCGGGGGCGGCGGTGCCGGCTATTGGCGCGTCAGCAACGGCTCGACCTTCAATCTCATCTCAAACACCGGAAATATCGCAGGAAACGCAAACTAATGAGCACTTTCACCTACACCGTCACGGCCTTCGATGAGGCCAACCGCATTCTGAGCTTTAAGATCGAAGGGGAGGGCGAGCGCCACATCCAATTGGCCGAACCACTCCCGAGCACCATTGAGCAGCTTGAAGATTTCATTCGTCCTTGGGCTCTGCACGCAGAGATCGTCGAGGCGAAGGAGAAGGAGCACGATTTCGGCTTCATCGCCCCATTTGTCGGCTCCGAACGAGAGACTGAGCGTTTCCGCCGCACTCCGATCGTTGCGGCCTCCGCTCAGGCAGTCGATGAGCCCAATCCCGAGGGGATGGTGGCCGAAGAGAAGGCGCTCGTAGAATCAATCCTGCGCGAGCATGGGTTGATCCAGTGACGGTTCTGGCTGACGAAGCCACGAAGCAGGCGAGGCGGGCCATCTGCGCGGCTTGCCCGTCGAAGACTGGCTCGCTCCTTGCCCGATGCCGCCAGTGTGGGTGCCTGATCAAAAGCAAGACGGCGTTGGCGTTCTCGTCATGCCCCCTGAAAAAGTGGTGAACCCACTAGCCGCTATCGACGATACTCTCATCCTTCCTGAAACCTGATCAGGTACTGGTAGGCGGGCTTTCCGGACGGCTTATCGATGCCTTCCTCGCGGTCCTTCGTCAGGGTGGCGAGCGCAACCCTGTTCGAGGCTTCGTTGTCGACGTCGATCATGGCTTCGACATAGAAATCCTTGATCCCGCCCTTGAACAGAAGAGCCTTCAGTTCGTCGAGCGCCATCGGCACTAGCGCTCGTGCATGGCCTTGGCGACGGTACTCCTCCGGAGTGGCGATCCCCAATTGAAAGCACTTTCGCCCTTCAACAGGCTCGGCCGGAGCGAAGATCGCAACCGACGTGATCTCGTCGTCAATCAGCCTTGCGAATGAGAAGCGCGGGAACCCATGTTCCATGTCGAAGAAGACTAGGCAGTCATTGTGAATCCGGCCCCGCGCAGGCTGAATAACGCCCGCATATGCCGCCTCGCGAAATGACAGCATCGCGTTCGTCGGATCGACCATCCCGACCAT